GGACGTGTCCCCGGAGCGGCTGTACATGCCGGTGATTGTGATCCCCTCGTCCGCGAACGTCTGGACATTCGTCTTCCAATCCTCTGAGAACGGGCCGTGCCCGATGAACCAGACGCAAACTACGTCGCCCTTCGTGGCATCCTTCCCGAACTTCTCAAAGGCCTCCTTGATCGTTTCGGCGCGCGGCTCGGTCGTGTGGACCTGCCCGATGTCGGTCACGGCCTCCACCTGAGTCGCGAGCCAGGTCACCACGTCTTCGTACGCCATCAGCCACCCCCGTTCGCGCGCCGTACGATGCGCGTGACCGCGGCGCTGAACCGACCGTGAATGTAGGCCTGGGCTGACTCAAACGCCTTGCGGAAGATGTGGTGTCCCTGAACACCACGCTTCTTGATCTGGCGGCCGACGATGAACGCGAAGCGCTTTGGCCCCATCTTGCGAATGAACGCGTGGCGCTTGGCCTTATGTTCTGCCCATTCCTCCAGAGCCGCGGGAGGGGGCCACGAACCCGGCTTGACGCCCTCTTCAAACGCTTGGGCATAGGGAACCTGCGAAAACACGCGGCCGACCATATCGCCTCTCGCGACATTCAGGTCTACGGCCCACGACACCGAGGCACGCATACGGCCCGAGGTTGCGGGCATGGCGATCTTGATAGTGCGGACCAGAGTCAGGCAGCACTCGTGCAGGGCACGCCCAACCTCCGTCTGCACCAGTCGCGGGAACCGCAGGGCGAGCGTGCCAAGCTCGCTCAAGTCCGCATCCACTCGGAGGTCAATCATCGGTTCCGCCGTTCGTGGAACAGGAAGTCACGGCCCGTGCCACTGGAGATCGCGCGGGCGTCGAGGTTGAGGGTCATGCAGGCGGGACGGCCCATTTCAGGATCGGTCAGATGCTCCCGATAGGCCGCCTGGTATGCCTTCGCAAGGTCCGCCCACTCCTTCGCGAGCGACCGGAAGTTGATCGAGTCCGCGCTGATGCTGCTGTCCAACTTCTCGCTGTAGCGCGCGCTCATAGCTCGGCACGCACCCGCGCAGGCCAGATTGCAGACCGCGTCGAAGTCGATGTCCGGAATACTGCCCGTGCTCGCGTCGACCGTGTGAACGCCCGTGTAGGTCATGCGCACGGTCTCGCTCGCACCGGGCGTCCGGTCAAGCAGGCGCAAGACAAGCGTGCCAGTAGCGGAACGGTATACCGTCCACTCGCGATCATCCACGATAGACGGCTGCTGGTCGCCGATATCGTTCTCTACCGTGACGACGCGCGAGAAGCCCTCGATGAACGTGGAGGGCATCGCGTAGTCATACGTGTCCGCGCCCGTCCAATCCTTGACCAGCGTGCGCGGTTTGCTGCGGCTGTAGCCCGCTATGGCCTCGTCAATGAACTTGTCGTACCGGTCAGGGCTGGTACTGCCGAGCTGTTCCGCATCGTCCGAAACGCACTTGACGACCTTTGCTTCGTAGTCTGCGAGCAGTTTGCTCATGACACGCCAAAGTGGTAGGATGGTGAGTGCTCAATCACGTACGACAAAAGGCCAAATCGAAGGTCGCAACCGGCTTGGTGTCCGGAAACGGCACCAAAGACAACGTTGTACGTGTCTTGAGCAGCCGTAGTGCGGCCTTTTTTGTTGGACCTCATCATGCTAATCGAGCACCGAACTGGCACATGCCAGCAATGTGGGAAGCAGACCATCGGGAGGTGCAAGTACCGAGCACCGAAGTTCTGCTCACGCTCATGTCAGGACGCCTATCACAGGAAGCGCGGATCGTTCGACGACATGATTGCAGCACAACGGGACCGCGTAGCTTTTGCCTGTCCCGTCTGCGGCAGGCGAGTTGAAAGGAAACGCGGCAATTACCTCAAGACCAAGACTCACTGCTGTTCGCGTTCGTGTAGCGCAAAGCTTCGGACCGGCAAACGGAATCCAAACTACCGCCACGGGAAAGTCATTCGCGCTACGAAAACGTGCCAGCAGTGCGGGGTCATGTTTGAGGGTCTATCCAAGCACAAGTTCTGCTCTCTCAAGTGTGCCTTTCACTCGTTTCGCAAGGCCAAATGGGTCAACTTGACTTGTACCAAATGCGGAAGGCACTATGAGGCCAGACGAGCGAACCGTATCTATCGCAGGCACTTCTACTGTCCCGAATGCTACGAAGCATGGAAAGCCAACATGCCTGGGCGAGACCCAGACCACTGTCACGAAGTTTGGGCAATCGCCGTCAAAAAGAGAGACAACTTCACATGCCAGCTATGCGGCTATCACAGCCAGGAAGGCTTCAACCTTCACGCTCATCACATTGTGCCGTTCAAAGACGACAAGCGGTTGGCGACTCGACTCAGCAATGGTATCACGCTTTGCGTCACATGTCACCAGCTTGAGACAATCGCCAACCGATTGGCGTAAGTCCTTTAGGTGACAAGGCCTGCGTAGCACGGCCTATAGTCGAGGCAAACTGCTCCCCAGGCGAGGCGCACGCGGTACCGGATCGTGTCGGCGGTGAACACCTGCCCGACGGTGACCTGGTCCTGCGTCTCGACCACGGGGGCACTCTGCCCGCCGACGAACGCGACTTCGATGCCGTCCCAGACGTTCGGGTCGGCGAGGAGGTACCAGTTGTTCGCGTCGCTTCGCAGGTAGTGCGAGACGATCACGTTCTCCGGCTTGATGTACCTCGCCACCGTGTTGACGCCGACCGTCGCACTGGACGTGCTGGGGTAGCCGGCCGAGCCCACGGCCTGGAGAGCGGTGTCCTCTAGCTCGATAGGCACGATGAGGAACTTGGGCCGAATGCCCAACGCCTCGCCGGAGGTCGTGTCGGTCTGATTCGCCATCGCCTGGATGGCGGTGACCAGTGCGGCATACGACAGCGCCGTGCTCACGGTGTTGGAACCGTGGTTCGTCGCGTCGTAAATCTGGTACGTGTCGCTCATGGTGTACGCGTTGATCGTGCTCGCCGAGTAGCCCAGGAGCTGATCGAACACGTGTTGGTTGAGCGTCCGGTTCGCGCTGCGGCCGAGGCTCTTGACCTTCCGCTGGATCGCGCCAAGGTCATCCGCGAGAATGGCTTCCCATGTCACGCTCATGATCCCGCCGCGCTTGGCCGGCGCGTAGGTCTCTTCCTCGTCCGACGGGTCGGTCAGAGCCGGGTAGTCCGAGCCTTCGGAGACCGTACTCAGGTCGCCGTAGTCGTATACCCTGATCCGACGCTGAGTCCGGAAATCCTTCAGGGGCGAGCCGGTGCGGGCAATCGAAGCCCACTGGAAGCCGGGCAGCGCCCATTCTTTCTGGAGCAGCCGCGTGACCGAGTCACCGAAGACCTTGTCCCACTGGCTCGTGGTGACGGTCTCACGCAGGGAGCCGCCGAGCGCTTCGCGGAACTGGCTGACGCGAGCGAGGCCGGGGGCCTGGCCCCAGTCGGCGGGACCCATGAACAGTTCGTAGCCTTCGCGCAGGCCCATGGGCTTGATGCCCTTGTAGGCCTCCTCGGTCGCGAGGCTGGGGTCCATGGCGACATCGAACATCTTCTGAATCTTGTCCGCGGGCGCGTCGCCCATCTCCACGCGGCCGGCCTGACCCAGGACTACGGGGGTCGCCTTGCTTTCGCTCATCGTCCCCTGCAGGGTCTCGTACCGGGCAACGATCTTGCGAGCATCGTCCGCGGTCAGGTCTTCGCCGCGTTCCTTGATCTCCTCGCGCAGAGCGTCGAGCACCTGGTCACGGCACTTGGAGCCCGTGACCATGGCGTCGATCTGCTGCCGGACGGATTCCTTGCGGGTTACCTCGGTCTCGGCGCGAGCGGTCTCCAGTTGCTCCTGGAGAGCCTTGATACTCGCGAGCGCGGCCTGGGCCTCACGCATCGCAGCCTCAGCCGCGCCGGTGTCCTTCGGAGCAGGGGCGGGCTTCGCTTCCGCGACGGGTGCGGGCTTCGGCTTCGGTTTCTCCTCGACCTTGGGCTTCGTCTCCTCGACGGCGAACGGGTTCTCCGCGGATAGCGTCGCCATGAGCGCCGTGAGCAGCGCGACCGCTTCGTCGGTCTTGCCCGCCTTCATCAGGCCAAGGCACTTGTTGATCTCCGCGAGTCCGGCTGCAGCCTCGGTCAGAGCCACCTTTTCGGTCAAGTCGTCCATCGTGCCCTTGGCCCGTTCGCGCACGGCCTCCAGCACCTGGACGGCGAGATCGCGGGCGTCGTCGCCGGCCTGGTCGCCGAACTCAAATCCTTCGGTCCACTGCTCGCCCATGTCGGCGAGCGCCTTCAAAATGGGGTCCATAGCTGTTTCCTCTGTTGGGCCTCTGCCGTTGTCCACTGACGCGACGAGCGCCAATAGCCCGCCGCCTGCCGCAGCCGCGGACACCAGGTCCACGCTGTTCACCTGTTTGATCGAGACAACCTTCTCTGCGGACCGGCCCTCTACAGTACCGGGTTCCGAGTCGCCGCGAGCGTCGATGGAGAGGCCTAGAATCTCTCGCCCGTGCTCCCAGGCGTCCCGGAGGAGTTGGCGCAGCCATGTCGCGCTTTCGGCGACACGCAGGCGCGCCACAAGGCCGTTGCCTTGGCTTCCGTCCCGGCGCTTGAAAGGTTCATACCGCACATTCGTGAACCAGCCGACCGTGTTCTGAATCAAACCGCCAGGCGGCTGTTGAACCCGTAGGTCGACCGGGAGGTGATTGTACTGCCGTCGCCACTCGTCCCCGAACTTGTAGGTACAGGCCTGAGTCCCCTCAAAGAGCGCCACGGCCTTCTTGAGCGCCTCCTCCGTGTAGTAACGCTGCCCGAACTGGCCTTTATTGAGCGACCAGCCCTGCTCGATAAGCACCACGTCCCACTCTGCGCCCGCCTTGCGGGAGGCCAGGATGGTGTTCGTGAAGCGTTCTTGGAGGAGCTGACTCATAGGTGATTCAACAAAAAACGCCGCACGGCCCAACGCAGAATCCGCCGATACTGCGAGAACCGTGCGGCGCGAGTTGTTCGCTACCACGCTTTGATTGTAGACACGATCACGGGGAAATGTCAAGCCCCTTCCGCGCGGTCCTCGTCAGGAAGCACGTACGGAGCCAGGCTCTCGACTCGCTCAATATGGACTATCCGGCCATTCTCAAAACGCACCACGAACCGTCCGTAGAAGCCGGCGTCCGCGGCCTGTAAGAGCCGTTGGCGGAGCTGCTCGATGCGCTGAATCGCTGTCCCGTGAGCCTCTGACACAGTGCTACTCCAGATCGAGGGCTTTTCGGTGGGCCGCCAGGTGGGCCTTGACCGCGGGGCTCGCCTCCGTGCCCGACCGTGCGCCCTGAGCGGCCGCCCAGGCCGCGTTGAGGCCGCCACGGTGGAGATACATGGTCCCCGTGTCCAGGCGGCCGTCGTCGGTCGTATCTGAGCCGCCTTCAATATGGTGATGGGGATATTTCCAAGTCGAGCTCTTGTCCGGCTCGCCCATATCGGCGAACGCGAGCCGCGGGAGCTTGCCCTTGTCCACCTCGTTCCATCCTGGCTCCTCGTCCGCCAGCGTGCTGTTGTGGAGCAGGGCCTCGGTCAGATGGAGGCGGGCGGCTTCGATAGATCGCGTCCAATGCGTCAGGCCCAGGCGACGGGCTTCGTCAACGGTCCCCTCCGGGGGCGCGCCTTCGGAGAGCACAGCCGTGCAGACGCGGACGAACTTGGCGGATTCGCTGAGCGTAGCCCAGCCGGAGCCGAGTCCCGATTCCTGAAACCGCTGCCGTGCGTGCGCCAGCCACTCCGCTGCGGTTTCCTCTGAGCAAATAGCAGCGGCAAGACGACGATTTGGGGTTACGAGATATCCTGCGTATATGACG